AAATCATCGACATTAGCAATAGTATCTGTAAATTGTCTATTGAATAAAATAGATGTTACTTTTCCTGTTCCTGTATTATAATCAAACCCTATTTGACCTGATGTAACACTTGTTATAGGTGTAGCATCATCATTAATATCTGAAATTCTAAAAATACGCCAACCGTTATTTCCTTCTACAACTAATGTTTCAGAATCACTTAATAATCTGTAATCTGTAATATCACCAACTGTTGTGCCTAAATATTCGTAATAATCTGTATCATTAACAACTTGAAAGAAATTAATAGTCTGGTTTGCTTGGTCTGCGTACATAGCAGCCAAATTTGCATAGCTATTTTCGACTGGATTAGTTGAAATAGGAGAAGTTATAACACCACTAATTAAATTATCAACTGTTATCTTCTTACTTGTACCTGCTGCACTATCCGTAGAATCACTAATATCTACTAAATGCAATAAGTCACCACTTGCAGGTGTAGCATCTAATTCTGTTCTATCTGTTAATTTTTGACTTGCCATTACTTGTCTTTTTCTTCGTTCTTAACTTCTTCTTGTTTCTTTAAGTAAGCCTTTAACTTCTCTATATTTACTTCTTTAGGCTTATACATATCTTCCTTTATATTTATCATATTAACCAACCTCCTGTGTAATTTACATCTTTGTCAGGGTACATATCTCCATTAGAATTACTTAAATACTCTGGATATAAAACAGAATTATTACACATATAATCTAAATACCTTTTAGTGTAAAACTCTGCATTATCTCTACATCTTTGTATGATATATTCTAATTCGTCTTTACTTACGTTTTCAGCGTTTTCAGATGAATGTTTAGATACTCCACCATTCTTTACTTGAAATAAACTAAATGGTAAGTAAGTAGCTTGAGAATACCATATTAACATAGGTTTAACGTAATCATTAACTAATGATAAATAATCTCCTGCTAATGTACTTGCAATTATATCAGCTTGTAGTTTATTATACAAATCTGTTCCAAGATAGTTTTGGATATGTGTATCTTGTGCTACCTCTACGAATTGAAGTATTTTATCGCTATCGACATTCCCATCAATAATTGACTTCTTCTTTAAATCATCTATACTAATAAATAACGCTTTCTTTGCCATAACTATTTGCTTCTATATGCTCCTTTATCTGGTCTATCAATCATTCTCTCTTCAATTTCACTTGGATTGATAGGTTCAATGAAATCACCTTTAGGAGTTACTTCTTTGCCTCCTATCTTTTTGTAAACTCGCAACTCCCAAAAATGATGACAATTCTTACCACCTTTAAACTTTAGTAAACTGTAATTTTGTTTGTTGTGTCCTAACTCTCTATTAACACCTCTAAAGGACATCATATTAATATCTTCTTTTCTGAATACTATATCACTTGAAGTGTATTTTTCCATGTGTGAACAGAATCTTCTACTATCAGATGAATTTCTAACAGGCATATAAGCATATCTTACTTTATATACACCATTATCTTCTTTACTATCTGCTTTAGGATTAGCTTCTGCTAAATCAGTCAATTTAAAGCCCTTTTCTGCGTCTTTTACCTCTTCTGTGTGTATCAACTCCCAATCGTTAGAGATAATCTCTCCTAAGCTCTCTAATTGGCTTAAAAGGTCACTTTCATCATCTTCTGTTAATTCAATTATATCAGATGATAGTTTTTCACCTGTTTCTTCTTCTCTTTTTATCTTAGTAGATATATTATCTAATTCTGTAAATTCGATAGGTTGTAACGTAGTGAAATAAAGATTTAAGTGTATATTGTTAAACGAAAGTATTTCTTCTAAAGCGTACAGAATCTCGTCTTGTAATGGTCTGATTATTACGTTATCCATGAGAACAGACGCAGTACGCAATTCTTCAGCATTATTACCAAAACCTGTATTATCTTTAATACCTAACAGTATTGGAGAAGTAACTCCATGTCCTAACATTATCTTTTCTCTTGCTTCATCACTCATAAACTGATATTGAGCATGAGCATCAGGTAAATGAATAGGTTCTAAGTCTGCTTTTGTTTCAGCACTTTCGTTAAATGCTATAATAAACTTTCCTGCATTAGATGAACCACTAAACTTTTGATATATCTTTTTCTCTATTGCATTTTGTGTTTCTTCACTTGGTACTCCATTATTAAAGTTTATAAGTAAAGAAGGTTGTAATCCGTTCTTGATATTGTTTATGTGATAGTTCGATACCTCTTCTTCTAAAGAACAGTATTGTAGACATCCATGATAATCAACAGGTGCATAATAATAAAACCCACTTCTATAAGGTTTGATTACATATATCTCATTTAATTCTTTAGGACTACCATTCTTAAACGATGGAATACGTTTAGGTTTATCAGATGATTTAATATTCTTCCAACTTGGATGATAGTAATACGCTTCAATAACACCTTTTCTATTAGCTTTCTCTGCTCTTAAACATTCCATAGGAAAATGAGATACCTTTAATATCTTTTTCTTTCCTTTAGCATAAGTAACTTGAATAGCAGATTGTCCTAATAACTTATAGTCAGCACATACCTTTTTAACTTGTCGTTTAGGTAATAGCTTCTTCATTTCTAAATACTCTTTAGGTTTCTCTAAAGAATCTAATGCTTCTAAGCCTCTACCAAATATCATATCAGTAATACCATTGATACAACGTGAGTTAGTTGGACTACCTAAATATCGTTCAATAATAGCATCGAAATAACCATTGTTATCTCCAAAAGCCATCCAATCTTTGTTATGCTCTTCCTTAACGTGAGGCACTTCATAACCAGATAGATTAATAACTCTAATGCTATTCTTTGGTGTTAAATCTTTATTTTCTTCCATAATATTAATTAAGCAAATACATATTTGCCATCTGTATCGTTTTGTTCGTAATCATTAACCGTATCTAACCTTGTGCTAAACACAACTATATCTCTGTATATTGGTAAATCATTATCATCAATAGCAGAAACTAATAACGTTGTGTCTTTTGTAACCTCTGTTAAGATAGCAGTTATATCAACAGTAAAAAAGTCATTGTAAAAATATGATGTAACACCTTCATCACAAAAAACCGTTTCTTTGGTTTCTTGATTAGTTACCCATACTCCAACAGATTGATTATCTTCATCCCTTAAAATATAAGGAACTTCTATCTCTGGTAAACTATCGTAATTAAATATCGTCATAATATAATAACAAAAAAAGTCTATTTCATTTTATTTAACAAAAAAAGAGTGACATTTCTGCCACTCCTTCTATTAAACATACTAATAGTAATTAAGGTACTAAAACACCATCAGATAATTGTGCAGTCTGCACATCGAATCCTGTTGCTGCTGCTGCTACAACAATATCAGAATCTACAAAATGAGCCATACCTAATTCTTTACCTTCAATAGCTAATGTGTAACCATTCATGTCACCCATTGCTCCACCAGTTGCAGTTGAAACAGAAATTTCACAACCGTTTTGCGCTCCTAAAAGTCTAAAGTTACCATTATAATCTTCTAAAATAACATGAGGTCTACCATAGCTTAATAGCTTTAGTTGTACCTGTGTTAGTTTATCTTGCTTTTTAATAGCAATGTTCGCAGTTTGTGTCCAAAATGATGTACCATTATCTCTTGAGTTCTCATTTGCCTCATCGAAAGTATTGTTATCACCTCTTAACTCAAACTTAAATACATCAACTGGTGTTGCTAAAGCTGTTATTTCTTCATCAACAACAGTCATACCGTCATACATAGAAGCAGTAAAGTTGCCTACATACATATTTCTTAATCCCCCTACGTTGGATTTACAGGTTTCTACTCTTCCTGCACTAATATCACAAGCCATAAATTTTTATTTTTTTAAGTTAATTAATAGATGTTTGGGTGGCTTTCACCACCCTTATTAAACACCTTATCTTAGTTAGCTCCGTTTGCGATACCGTATGTTACGATTTCAGAAATATTGCCATACTGTACACCTGCTGTCATTCTCATAACAACTCTTACATTCTCATCTCCTAAAGTTTCAGAAGTATCAATAACCTTAACCATGTTTCTGTCAGACATTAAACCTGTACCGAACCAAAGGTTAGATTTACGAGTTGCGATTGCAGTATTATCATTTAATCCTTGTACCATTTTTAATGGAACACCATCAATAACTAATCCTTCACCGAAAGTTTGGTTGTTATATCTATCAACATAACCTAAAGTTCCTAATGCTTGGATATACGCTCTGTAAATATGTTGAGAAACATAAATACAAGTGTCTGGGTCACCATAAATAGTTGCAGGTATTTGTGCAACGATAAGTTGTAGTTGTGCTACTACGTTAGATGCAGTTACAGTTGTTCCTGCTATTTCTTTTGCAGCAGGTAAATCAGCGTCAAGTGCGATTAAAGTTGCAAAACCGTCAAAAGAACCACCTGTTCCTGTTGCACCTCTCCAAATTGCTACTTCATTTTGAGCAGCTACTTTTTCAGCAACATAAGATGCTAAATAAGCCTCGAAAGATGGAGGTAAGTTGTCGAATGCTGAATAACCCATAGAGATTGCATCCCAATCATCTCTAAAGTCTTGTTTACATAACATAAGGTTTACTTGAAGTTCTTTAGGCTCAAGTATTCTTTCTGTTAAAGTTACAGATGAAGTATCTGTGAAATCACACGTTGCGTCTGCTAATAAATCCCCTGTTATAAGATTTTTAACGACCATTTTGTGTTTAACATTAGGTTTGATAGTAATTAAACCTTTGTCTAACGTTGGTGCTGATAATAAAGCTGCTGAAATATATTTTTGAGCATCTAATTCACCTGCATAAGTTGTTGTAATCGATGTTGTTGTTGCCATTTGTAAATTTATTTATTTATTTAATTTAATTTGTTATGCTGCTCCAGTAAATGTTAATGCTGCTGCTGTAACTGCTGAACCTTCAACATACCATGCAGAACCATCTGATTCTACTTTAACCCAGTCACCAATTAATGCTTTTGTATGCACTAATGTAATAACATCTTCTAATGCTGCTGCTACTACTGCTCCTGCTACTTGGGCTGAACCTGATATAACTTTTGCAGGTGCAGTTATTGTCCATGCACTTGTAGCTACTGCTGCTGTACATAGAAATTTAAAATTCAATCCTTCTGCTACTGCTGGTAGCGTGATTGCTTCTCCAACTGCATCTAACAAGAATGTTACTCCTGAATCTGCTGCTGTTACTGTATAATCTGCTGAAAGAGATTTATAATTTTCTTTACTTCTTTCGCATGGATTTGATACGTGTACTAATGCCATAATTTTTAGCTAAATAATTTTTGGTTAATTCTTGATTGTATGCTCTCATTTTGAGAACTTCTTGGTTGATAGAAATCAACCTTTTTCTCTACTTCTACTTCTGGAGAATGAGGAATTTCATCTGTTTCAGATTCTAATTCAACTTCTACGTCAGCAGATAATTCTTGAGGTACTTCTTGCTTAGTTTCTTGTTCTTTCTGCAATGCAGCAAATAAGTCCATAAACTTTCTTGACCTTTCCT